ATCGCATTGACTTTGGCTTGCAGGATTTTCTCGTTCAAGCCTTGTATTAAAGTAGTGTTCATTTTTGTTCAGTTTTTACAGTTCGACAATTCCTTTTAATTTCTCTGCTACAAATGCAGGGTAGTTTGTCCCTTTGACGACGGCGTGAGTGATTGCATCGACGACGATGTTTGTACCTGCCACGACACGAACGTTTGTCCCTGTGATAGCCCAAGCGTCATACTTGCCGCCTGCGTAAAAGGGTTTCAGTACTGCCTCGTCTGCGGCTGCCTTTGCGATTTGCAGGGTGTCCCCGGCGGTAAGGGCGTAACCGAGTGCCGTTACGGTAAGTTTATCCCTGTTGGCTGCGGAGCGGTCGATAGCGGACACTACGGTGGCCTTTACGTTGGCTGCTTTACATACTGCGTCGCCTACTTCGATAATGTGTCCTTTTTCGACGTATATCGAGGTTGCCGAATCTGTTGCGTCAGCCTGCACGATAGCCGGGGCAGGAACGGCGGCTGCGGCTGCAAGGAACAGGACGTCCCCTACGTTCACGGCTACGCCGAGGGCTGCTTCAAGGGTAACGGTATCGTACCCTGTTTTGGTTGTGTCTATTACTGCAATAGCGGAAGGTATGCAGCGAGGATTGTCGACTGCGAGGGTTTCCCCGACTTTGATGTCGCTGCCTTTCAGCACCCGGATAGCGGTAGCGTCTGCTGCTGCTGCTGCCTGTACGACAGCCCATTTCACGAGGTGTGTAATTCCGTTAGTGTCGGGAGCGGATATTACGGTAGCGTCTTTCAGTACGTCCCCGGCTATTTCGGCGTTCTTTACTGTAACGCCGCCGGGAATGTCAGCGATGCGCTTTACGATGCGTGATGCAACAGCGATATCGCTTTTCTTTTTTACTGTCATTGCCATTTTTATTCGTTTTTTAGATTGTTAGAATGCTTGACCGTTATCGGAGGCTTTACCCTCGATTTCGGCTTTGATTGATTCGGGTATTTCATCCCCTGTTTTTCCGCCTTTTGTGGACGGAATTCCGAATACTGCCCCTTTTGCTGATAGTTGCGCCTGCAAACTTGTTACGTCGGTTTGTACCTCGGCAATTAGTGCTTGATAGTCCTCGTCGGAAAGCCCTTTCACGTCGAGCCGCTTGTATGGCTTTTGAAGTGCTTCCGGGAGTTTCGCAATCGTGTCGTTAAGTTGCTGCACTCGGCTTTCTGCCTTTTGTACTTTGATTCCGGTTTCGAGTTGTTCGAAGCGTTCAAGAATCTGCTTCGCCCATGCCGGAACTTCCTGCACGTCGGCTGTTTCTTTTGGCGTGGTTACGGTGCTGCCCTTTTCGGGTGCTTCGTCCCCTGTTTTTACTTTTTCGCCGTTTTTGATTTTGAACTTCTTTTCGTAGTTCGCAACGGCTGTATGCGCCGCCTCGGTTGCCCGGCTGTCGCCATAACTTTCGATAATTCGTTGTAAGGTAACAGCGGCTGCGGCTGTTTTTGCTTCTTCTTCTGTTTTTGCAGTTTCGGCGAGTTTTGCTGCGACCCTGTTCAGAATTGTGTCCTCAACCCCTTCGAATTTGGTTTTGAGTTCGTTGAAAATACTTTCTTGCATTGTTCTGTTTTTTTATTGCCTCAAAAATAAGTAAAATTTTATTAAATGTTTACAATATAAACAGATATGACATTATAAAGCCCCCGGAACTCTGCTGTTTTGAATATGTGTAAGTATTGATATATTCGTTTTTTCTATACATTTCATTGCATATTAGAAAAGTTTTTATATATTTGTTCCATGATTATAATTTATACATTTTTTAACTTAATTTTTTTCTGATATGAAATCAATCTCCAAAACCTCCGAAATCACGTGCTTGCGTGAACTGTTCTACGGCAATGGCTATTTCGCCGATGCTCTTAACAACAACCAAAAAGAGTTGGACATCATCGAGGACAACATTAAGAACGACTTCCCGATTTTTACCGGGACGATGATTGAGAAACCGCAAGTTGAATTGTCGAAAAAGATTGACCAATTCATCGACGATATGCTAAAATCTTCGATTTACTCAACCTTCGACAACAGAATCGAAATCGACAACCTGCTTTACGGTTTAGTCGGCATCCAAGAGGTCATACGGCGTAAACACGCTCTGCGAATGTCCCTTACCTGTCCGCAAGTCGATTACCTTGTTAGCAATATGAAATAATTTAACTGCCCTGCTCGCAAGGGCAGGGCTTAATCTTTACAACTATGTCATATATTTTAGAAATGAACACGAAGCAAGTAAAGGCACAACGCCGATTTGATTCCTTTTGTCGTAAGACCTCGAAATGCAGGCACGAGCGTTATGCTGTGTCCTGTTTCGCCTGTCCCGAGGTGAAGTCTTGCACCCTGCATGCCGATATGGTGAAGTCGAGGGACGTTTTAATGACGTTACTAAACGAGCGATAGTGTGATGAAAGCGGTAATGTTAGCGGTAACGAGGAAGCGTTACGAAATATACCTCAACGAAGTTCTGTCCGTTTGCCCCTTTGATAGTGTAGAGGATGCGTACGGATATTTAGCCACTCGCTATTCCCTTCGCCGGGCGTATGACGAGGGAAGGCTCGGAAGCCTTATACGGAAGTCCGACCCTCTGCTCTTCAATATGAACTACAACGAATACCGTCGTAGGTATTTACTATAATTTTTTAACCTTATTTTTTAACTTTTAATTTTATCTTATTATGGAAACAACAACAATGACGAATGAAGTTCTGAATCAGCAAGGACTGAATCAAGTAGTAATCTCGAAAGTCGAGAGGATGTTAAACCGTAACCGTGTCGGTATTGCAACGGCGTTGAGTCGGCTTGTCGAGGAAGGTAGTATCTTACAGGATTACATTGCGCCTATCGGCGTTGAATTGAAGAAAAACGACCACAATCCGATTGTAACCTTTTCCGGCAATGGTCGTGTACTTATGAATATGCACAATGAGGATTATTCGCTGCATCCCCACGCTGTCGGGCAGTTAGCCTCGAAACTCAATATTCCTGCTGCGTATCTGCGGACGTTGGCTACCGGGGACGAGTGGGCGAGAAGACTTGCCGCAACCCTGCTGAACGAGCATAGCGGTTGGACTGACCGGACGAGGGTGCTTGTCCGTACAGTTGGAAGCGAAGTTCGGGGGATTCTCTCGGATAGTTACAGGCGGCTGAACTCACAGGATATCATCACGGCGTTTATCAATACGGCACGTGCCGAGGGTGCTGAACTTGCCGATGCCTGCGTTACCGATACGAAGGTTTACGCCGAGGCTATTATTCCACAGCCAATCAAGATTTCGACGCCGAAGAACGGCGAGGTGTATATGTTCGCCGGGGCAAGATTCTCGACCTCTGATTACGGCGACGGTGCTGTCGATATGAGGGCGTTCCTGCTGAATGGCGTTTGCCTCAACGGAATGGTGAGGGAATCCGTGATGAAACAGGTGCACCTCGGCAGCAGGCTTCCCGACAACCTTCTGCTGTCTGAACGCACTTATAAACTCGACACACAGGCGACCGTTTCGGCTGTTTCTGACTTAACGAAAGGGCTTTTGAGCCTTGATACCATACGCCGGAAGGCTCTCGAAATACAGGCTGCAAGTAGCGTTGAGGTCGATATTCAAAGCGAGTTGCGAAATATGTTCAAGAAGGGTGCGCTGCTGAAATCCGAAAGCGAAGGCGTCGAAAAGTTGCTGATGAATAACCGGGTGGACGACGGCGTGCAGGGCGAATCCACGCTGTGGAAGTTGTCGCAGGGAATTACTGCCTACGCCCGGGAACTTGACCCTGTGCGAAGCCGGGAATTAGCCGAATTATCGGGCGAATTGATGAACAGGGTGGCGGCGTAATAAATTGATACCAACCGGGGCAGCGGCTACGGCTGCTGCCCTATTTTTACCCATTAATTTTAATTAATATGAATTTAAAATCAATAAAAACAGATTTATTATGGAACTTGAAGAATTGCAAAAAAAGTATTCCGAATTAGAAAATAAATACAGAGATTCAATTCGAGAAAACAACTCATTAACTGAGAAGATAAAAGAGCAAACTACTTTAATGATGCAACTAAGAATAGATTTAGTTGCCGAAATGAAAATGGCTAAAATGATGTTTGAAATGGTGCTTTCAGATGGTCATACTCACAGGGCTAAAGAATGGATTGCAAAATTGTCAAAACATGTTTTAGACTTAAATATAAACAAGGCCGAACAGTCGATTATCAGAAAATTGGATTATGATGATGGGCTGCCTTTTTAAATGCACCATAACTTAGAAATAGAACCAATGCTTATACACCCCG